AATGTTCAGGGTTACTCTGGTGTAATTACTGGAATTACTACAGCATACGCAAGACTGGAAGAGTTCTATCCTTTCGATGTTTCTAAGTTGAACTACAAGAAAGGTCAAAACCTTGTAGATGGTTCTAAGAATGACCTTAGAGCAATCTACATGAGACCAGATGGAACTAAAGTGTACGTTGCCGATCAAAATACATTGACTATTACAGAATGGTCACTGTCTTCTCCATATGAAATCGATACTGCTGCTATTAATAACAGTAATCAAATTGGATTTAGTACCCAAGTTACTCAAATCTATGATTTCTTCATTAGAGATGATGGAACTAAACTGTACACTCTCGGAAGAGGAGCTCAAGCACCATTCGTAACCCAGTTAAATCAATTTGATCTTTCCGTTGCTTGGGATTTGACTAGTGAAGATGTTGCTGGTATTGAAACTACTACTACTGTTTCCAACCAAACTCAAAGTCATAGAGGATTAGAAGTTGTTGATACTGGAAGTAAGATCATTACAATTTCACCAACAACAGCAACACTTTACAGTTATGATCTTTCTAGTGCTTACGATATCACAAGCATTTCCTTTGATACCAGCCAAGCACTGGCAGATGATGCTGCTCCATCCGATTTTGCTATGAGCAATGATGGTGAAAAGATGCTTGTTCTTGGTGGTGACAGTGAAAAACTCCTTGAATATGATCTCAGCACAGGATTTGTTATCACATCTATTGGTATTGGGACTACTTCCACTCTTAGTGTTGGTGCTGGAGCAACTATTTCTCTGACAATCAAAGATGATGGTGAGAGAGCATATGTTCTGAATTCTTCTGGAATTGGTTCTCAATATCACATGAGTCTCCCTCCCGATGGTCTTGGACTTACGTTCCAACTTGATCTCCGTGATGTATCCACTTTAGTAAAGAGACAAACTCTTGCTGATGGTTATCGTGTTCTCGTGTATGATACGGGAGTTGGAACTGGTCTCACAACCATTATCGGATCTGGTGTTTCTATTGGAATTGGAACAACTAATGTCATTGGAGTTTCCACTCAATATCTTGATAACATTTACGAAACATACTACACCCAGTATTCTGGAACCGTTGGTATTCTTACTTGTCAGGTAGATCCTGCAACTAACATTGTTGGAGTCGCAACAACTGGAACATACTATGAACCATGTGGAAGAATCTCTTGGGGTAGAATTTCTGGATTTGACAGATCCAGTGATCCGATTTCTCTGACTGTAGATGGTAATGATTTTGAAGTTGGAATGACAACGTATCCAACGATCCAAAGAAGAGATGCTGGTTTGAGATCTACAGGTGCTCTAAGCAAACAGTAAGGAACACCTTATAAATACAAAAAAAACCAAGTCTAATAATGTCTGCTATTATTACAGATCAATTTAGGATTTTGAATGCCGAAAACTTTGTGGCATCTGTCGCAAATACGGCAAATTCTTATTATGCTTTTATGAGTTTATCCAATCCTACTGGATCTGGATATGGTAGAACATCAACATGGAATGATATTGGTGGACCACCTTTTCCAACCGATAACTTTAATTATTCTAACCATGTTTATGATACGATGCTGTTCGGCAAACGTGTCACTTCTTCTAATACTAGGAGATTGGTTAGAAAAGTAAATTGGGTTCAGGGATCTACCTATGACTACTATAGACATGATTACAGTGCTACTAATCAGTCACAAGTAACAAATTCCAGCAGACTTTATGATTCAAATTATTACGTTGTAAACAGTGAATTTCGTGTTTATATTTGTTTAGACAACGGAACTGCTGCTGGAATTTCTACTACACCATCTGCTTCACTTGACGAACCAACCTTTACCGATGTTGAACCAAGTAGAGCAGGTACAAGTGGTGATGGATATCTTTGGAAATATCTTTACACAATCAACCCAAGTGACATCGTTAAATTTGATTCTACGGAATACATTACAGTCCCAAATGATTGGTTAACAACGACTAGCACTGGAATTCAAGCTGTTAGAGATAACGCAGATTCTGAAGTCAATAACAACCAAATTAAGATTGTTGCTATCGATGAACCAGGACTTGGATATCCACAATTTACTGCTAAAGAGTTTCCAATCCTTGGTGATGGACAAGGTGGAAAAGTTAGAGTTACGACAAACTCTCTTGGTCAAATTATTGAAACACAGGTAACTTCGGGTGGATCTGGTTATTCCTTTGGACGTGTTGATCTTTCCAGTGAAAATACAGGTGTTCAAACGGCAACATCTGCTTTTGCTAGATTGACACCGATCATTCCCCCATCCAAAGGTCATGGTTATAATGTTTACAAAGAACTTGGTGCTGATAAAGTTCTAATGTATGCCAGATTTGATAATTCATCCTATGACTTTGCCGATGACACTGTATTTGCTCAAGTTGGGATTATAAAAAATCCAACCATTTTGAATTCTGATACTGTTTTTACAGATAATCAGTACTCTTCTCTTTATTCTATTAAGTATGAGACCCAAAGTGCCGCACAGGATTTAGTTGTTGGAGATACTATCCAACAGACTGTAGGGGTAGGATCTACTGCAAAGGGTATTGTTGCTTCTTACGATACAGAAACTAAGATTATCAAATATTATCAAGATAGAAGTCTTTATTATAATTCTTCTACTGGAGATGAAACAGACGCAACTGATGTGAGATCTAGATCACCCATTATTAACTTCACTTCTAGTTCTAACGCAATTACTAAGAGTGGTGGTTCTTTCAGTGTTAACGTAGATCAAAGCTTTAGTGGAGTTACAACCACTCTTGCTAATGGAAGAGTGGTTAACCTTGGTGTTAACTTCACAGATGGTCTTGCCAATCCAGAAATAAATAAAAGGAAAGGAGAAATCATCTACCTTGACAATAGACCTTCTGTAACCAGAAATGAAAGACAGAAGGAAGACGTTAAAATCGTATTAGAGTTCTAATAAAATGCCACAGCAGACTAATCTCAACGTCAATCCTTACTACGATGATTTTGATCCTGCTAAGGATTATTATCGTGTGCTGTTTAAGCCTGGATTCCCAATTCAGGCTAGGGAATTAACCACACTACAATCTATCCTACAGAATCAACTTGAGAGTTTTGGTAGTCACATCTTCAAAGAAGGTTCTATTGTTGTACCTGGCAATATCACATATGATGATCAGTTCTATGCTGTGGAAGTTAATTCCACTCACTTAGGAACTGACGTTAGTGTATACATTAATAATTTTGTAGGTAAGAGAATTGTCGGTCAAGAGTCTGGTGTAACTGCTCAGGTACAGTACGTTCTTTCGCAAACTGCTTCCGAAAGAAATAATGTAACTCTTTATGTTAAGTATATTGACTCTGGTAACACGAATAATGCTCTTTCATCTTTTAGTGATGGTGAGAATTTAGAAACTTTAGAAGCAGTAGATTTCGGTAACACTACCATCCCAACTGGCAATACATTTGCTACTTGTATTGCTGAAGATGCTACTTCTATTGGTTCTGCTGCTCACATTGGAGCTGGTATTATGTTCCTTAGAGGAACATTTGCCAGAGTAGACACGCAAACAATTCTTCTGGATCAATACAGCAATCAACCATCTTATAGGGTTGGTTTAGTAATCTCCGAAACTGTTACCACAGCAAAGGATGATTCTTCACTTTATGATAATGCCAAGGGATTTTCTAACTACACAGCACCAGGTGCTGATAGATTAAAGATTGAACTTGTTCTTGGCAAGAAAGCAGTAACTGATACGACCGACGTAAACTTTATTGAGCTCTTAAGAGTTGAAAACGGTCAGATTAGAAAAATTACCAAGACCACAGAATATAGCATTATTCGTGACTATTTGGCTAAGAGAACTCATGATGAATCTGGTGATTATTCTGTAGAGGATTTCGAACTCGGATTGTTCAATTCTTTAAATGATAGACTTGGAAATGATGGGTTGTACTTCTCTAATCAATCCACATCTCAAGGAAGTATTCCTAGTGATGACCTTGCTTGCTTAAAGGTAGGACCTGGTGTTGCATATGTTAAGGGATATGATGTAGAGAAGAATGGAACTGAAATTATTGATGTAAACAAAACAAGAGCAACTAAAGAAGTTAAGACTTCTGCTGTTGACTTTGAGATGGGCAATCTCATCAAATTAAATCATGTTGTCGGCATCCCTAAGTTCAAAGATGCTGTTCAACTTTACGATCAGAGAAGAAATAATACTGGTGCTGGCATCGGCACTCAAATTGGTGAAGCAAGAGTATATACTTTAAAACCAGAATCTCAAGTTAGTATTGCTTTAACTGATACTACAATCTATGATTGTTATCTTTATGATATTCAAACTTACACCAGACTTGAATTAAACTCTAGCCTGAGTGCTGGTGATCTTCCAGATACCTCATACATCAAAGGTCTCAGTAGTGGAGCAACTGGATA